TCCGAAGCAGCGGAGATTGCCGACGTTCACGAAGAAACCATAAGGCGATGGTGCCGCTCTGGTCGTCTATCGGCCCAGAAGATTGGTCTTTGCCTGTTCATCAATCTAGCCGAGCTTCGGGAGCTTTGCAGCACCAGGCAACTGTGAGATGGATATCCCCCCGGAGTTCGAGGGTTCCTTCACTGACCCGGTAGATATACAGCGTTTGATAGACATGGTTGTCGAGGCCATGGACGACGCTGACTGGGTCTGGGTGCACATGATGCCCAGTCAGGCGGACACACAGAGGGTCATTGAGATGCACATAGTGGTCAAGAATAGCGGTGAGTTGGTGTTGCCTGATATATGTTAGACTGTCGTGACCGGAGGGTGCCATGGTTATACCAGAGGGTCAACACCTCCTGGACTTCGGCAAGGACTTACCTAAGGATAAGCCTGGCGCTGTCCTGGACAGGTTAACTAACGACCAGAAGGCTTTGTTACTTGGTGCGGGCTTGTCTGCCCGCATCATGTTAGCCGAGCGCAGCTTCAAGAAGTTCTTAGAGTTCGTGTCTGTCTCTGAACCCCCTCCTGGCCGTGGCTTGATATCCTTCGAGTTCTGGCCGCATCTGGGAGAGGTCTGTGACATCCTGGAGAAAGACCGGTTGCTTGTTTGGCTCAAGGCCAGGCAGACCGGCGCTTCGTGGCTACTTGCTGCTTACGCTCTATGGATGGCCATGTACCACGAGACGGCGGTTGTCTTGCTCTTGTCCCAGGGTGAGGACGAAGCCAAGCAGCTACTCGCCAAGACACGGTTCGTCTATGAGCACTTACCTAGCGACCTGAGGGTGCCCTTGGGTACGGACTCCAGGCAACAGATGGAGTTTCCGTCTCAGAACTCCCGTATATCGGCCTTGCCCAGCACCGAGAAGGCTGGCCGGTCCAGCACCGCGTCACTCGTCATCATGGACGAGGCCGACTTTCACGAGCATCTGGAAGCCAACTACAACGCGGTCAAGCCTACGATTGATGACGTAGGCGGCAAGCTGATACTGGTGAGCACGTCCAACCCGCTGAAGATGCGGAGCTTGTTCAAGGACACGTACCAGACTGCGCCCCATAACGGCTTCACCCGGGTGTTCTATGGATGGAACGTAAGGCCCAACCGGGACAACGCCTGGTACGCCCAGCAAAGGCTGGAGTACGCCGACCCGAGCCTGTTCGAGAAGGAATACCCGGCCACTGACGACGAGGCACTGGCCCCGCCGAGGACTATCGCTTGCTTTAACCACGACATCTTGCACATGATGCGTCAGGACTGTAAAGAGCCTGCGTACCTGATGCAGTGCGGCCTGGGTGAGGCAAAGATATACCAGGACTTTCACCCGGGTAAGCGTTACGTCGCGGCCACGGACACGTCCGGGGGCACCGGTAACGACGCTGCCGTGACGGTCATCATTGACATCACCACTGGCTACGTGGTCGCCGACATCGTAGATAAGTTACTCCCACCGGACCAGATAGTGTTAGCTAGCTCCAGCTTGCTGGGCAGGTATCACAACCCGGTCTGGGCCATAGAGTCCAACTCCTCGGGTATCTTAGCTATCGCCGCTGCCCAGTCCATCAGGTATCCCAACCTGTTCTACCGGGACGAGGACAAGCCCGGCTGGCTGACCGACGAACGCAACCGGTGGCTGCTCTGGGGTGAGCTAAATGAAGCGGTGTCTTCCAGGTTAGTCACCATACCTAACGAGGACGGCCTGGCCGAGTTTTACTCAGTGATACGTAACCCCGATAAAGACGGACGCATCGAAGCACAGTCCGGTGCTCACGACGACTACCCAACAGCAGTAGGCATAGCCTGGCAGATGAGGAAGCTAGCCCGGCCTATCGGGCGTAATACCATGATGCAAGAACGGGAAACCTGGGCTGGTGTCATAGGCCGCAAGAGCACCCACAACAGATGGTAACCCACTGGACTGGATATGATAATATGATTGATGTCCCGGACGGGTACTTGATATATGCTAAGAAGAACGGCAAGATGGTGGCTTGCCATATCAGTCTTAGTGAGATAGCCGCATCCAGGGATACCCTGGCTCAGACCTGTAGGCTGATGATGGATAGGCTGGACGGAATCTTGGCTACAGAGGACGAGGCAGATGCTAGACCAGGACTCGAAGCCGACAGCGGAGAGCATAGCCCAGCACCGTAAGTACCTCCAGGATGTGTGGCGTGAAGCCCACACCAAGTGGGAGGACATAGATAGCTACTACAACCGGACGTTCCGGTTGTGGCCTGAAGGCATGGACCGCCCGGAGTGGTTTCGGCCCATGCGTGCCCGCGCTGTCATCGACCAGGCTGTTGACCACCAGATGGCCCACGACCCCCTTATCAGCCGGGAGCCTGCGGGCGACGGCGAAGAACACCAGCTAAAAGCAGATAAGCTAGAGCCAGCGCTCCGGTCTATCATGCGCGAAGCATCCCTTCTTGAGACTAGCCTTACCTGGAAGCAAGCAGGCAAGCACCTTTTGTTATATGGCTACGCCGTCATCGAAGACACGGTTGACGGCGAGGTGATGGCTAGCCGCCGGGACAAACCCCGCCGGTTGCGGGGCGAAGACCAGGATGGCTACGATATGCGTCTCACACTCTGGGACCATAAGAAGAAGACCATGATGCCCTTCAGGACCCAGGCCGACCATCCGGCCCGGGTCTTACTCGACCCCCGGCGTAAAGACCCCCGCATAGCCATCAAGCATACCTATAGGTACGCGATAGACCTATGTGAGTTGACCAGGACCAGGCAAGAGGGCTTATCTAAGGGACGTAAGGTCGAGGTCACGGTATACGACTACGATAACCCCTACGAAGAAGTCCTGTGTGACGAATACTGGTCGATAGACTGGCACGCCTTAGCCACTGATGCTGGCGAGTTGCTGTTCGTAGAACGCAATACCTGGGGCTTCGTCCCCTTCTCCCACGCTTTCTCCGGTTACGGCCAGGAACCGACCAACATGGCTACGCTTGACCCCAGTTACCTGGCGGTCGGGCTGCTTGACCACGCCAGAGAAACACTGAAAGCCCAGGCCCAGGAAGCTGCCGGGCGTCATAACGCCGTCCTGGGTGCCGCTTTTAATCCCATGGTGACGACTGGTGACGCTAGCGAGTTGCAACAACAGCTAGCCCGGGGCGACATCGTGGAAGTGCAGTCATCCAACGAAGTATCCTGGCTGAAGAACCAGGAACTGCCCAGGTATATGTTCGAGTCCGAGCAATGGCTAGACCGGGATGTCGAGTTAGGTACGTTCTCCAGGCAGAACGCCGGTATAAGGGAGCAAGGTGTCAGCACGGTAGGCCAGCAAGCTATCTTGTCCACCGCCGCTGCCCGCAGGTTCGTATCCCCGTCCAAGCAACTAGAGCACCTGGCTTCCCGGTCGGCGTCCCACATCTTGCAGCTTATCGACGTATTCAAGCTAGACCTGAAGGTCAGAGGGCACGAGATAGGCCCAGGTATGATTGAAAGTAACTACTCGGTCAACGTGAGCTTTGAATTAGTAGACCCGGCCTTGACCTTGCAGAACCGGGAGATGGGCCTTCGGGAAGTCCAGGCTGGCATCAAGTCCCGGGAGACTTACTGGAGCGCCGATGCCCGCCTTGAAGACGCTTCGGGCGAACGCAGGCGCTTGCTCCAAGACCTGATAAGGTCTGACCCTGTGGTAGCTAAGATTCTAGCTGCGGAAGTAGCTAGGGAGATGGGTATCTTGGAGATGCTTGAAGCTGAGCAACAGCGTATGCAGCAACAAGAACTCAGCCCCGAAGGCCAGGGCATGGAAGCTAACATCCAGAACTCGCTGTTGTCCCCGGGTCCCCCGGGTGGCGGCGGTGGGCCGGGTGGCCGCCCGCCCAGGCAGCCATTAACACCAGATACCGTGAGTCCCTCACGGGTAGGAGCTAACCTTGCCGGGTAAAAGAAGCGAGTTCACTGACGCGGTACTGGACGCGATAAGCGAAGTCCAGGCAATACGTAAGGCTGCCAAAGCTAACACTGGCATCGCGTTCATGAAAGAAGACCTCAGGACCCGGGACTCCCGGGCCAGGTTCAACGTGATGAGCCAGGAGCAGCGCAAGCAGTTCATCCAGGAACAGGGCGTTGATTCAGTGCTGGAGTTGATGAGGGAGTAAGATGTCAC